CCTCCAGCGGAACCTCGTTCTCCGGAGGCCCGGCGGTCCTGGCGTCCTCGATCTCGATCAGGTCCATGTCAGCCTCACGCGATGCTCAGGGCGTTGAACCGGATGCGCCCGGTCTCCTCCATGAGGTCCTGCTTCAGCTCCGGCAGGTCGTTGGCCTCCCACACCCCGCCCGACAGCGTGATCGTGTACGCCCCGACCTTGATGGTGAGCGCGGTGACGGCCTGGTCCGCCAGCTTGCTGTTCGTGTACGTCTCGTTGGTGGCAGGGATGGTGTAGTCAACGATTATGTCGCGCTCGCCCTCATTGATGCCTTCGCCTGCGTCCAAGGGATAGTCCACGGAATCCGCGCCGATCTTGCACCCCGGCTGCCCCATCATGTGGTTGTCGATGGTGAGCGAGAGCTTCTTGGCCGGGAACGCCGCCAGCCCTCCGGCGGCGAGGTTGATCTGCGGAGCCGTCAGCCACGTCAGTATCGGCTTGGCCGGTTCGGACGGGTACGCCCCCATGGTCACGGTCTGCAGCCCAGTGAACGCCTTGGTGGTGCTATGCGACACCCACTGCGCCAGCACGTCCACGTCGAACACCCAGGGCTTCCCGGGCAGCTCCGACGATATGACGAGCTTGCTGATCTTGCAGCCGTTGTACATGTTGTACTTGTAGGCCGCCCCGACCTTCTTCCCGATCAGCGCAGAGAACGACCCCATGTGGTCGGCCAGCCCAGACGTCGAGCCGCAGGCGTAGGCGGCGAAGAAGGTCCTCCAGTCCACGGCCGCACGCGCGTACAGGCTCGCCGAGAACCCCGCCTTGTACGGCCCCTTGGTCACGGTCCCGAACGAGCGGTTCCCTCCGAGCAGCACGTAGTTCTTCACCAGGTCCACGCCCGGCTTCAGGCTGATGAGGTCCCCGCCGTACGACTGCGCGCCGGTGGGGGTGACCCCGTACGATGATTCGGCCACATAGTATAGAAGGTCCAGCTCTCCAGCGGTGTATTGTCCCATCTACTCGTCCTCCTTGGTCGCTATGAACGATACCTCGTATATCGGGCGGCCGCGCTGGTCCTGCCCGTTGAAAGTGGGGTTGCCGGTGGCGTCGATGCGGTGATAGAGCGCGGTCCCCATCGTTACGCCTACCGCCCGGTGCAGTAGCTTCTTGATGGCGTAGGCCTTGTTGTAGGCGGCCAACGCCCCGGCGTCGGTGTCCACGTTCCTGCACAGGACCCGGAATCCCGGGCGCTCGATCGTGGTGATGGGGTCCGGGGCCATGCCCGCTCGCTCCTGCAGCAGGACCGCGGCGTCAACGTTCTCCGGGAGCTTGACTGTGAACAGAGTGGCCCCTATGGTCCCTATGCCGTTTGTCTGCAGATATGACGCTATATCGTCAAGGAATACCATCACTCCTCGCCTCCGTACATTGCCTCGACGTTCTCGACAATAAACCTTACCATCTCCGGCTGGTGCTGATCGAGCGGGTCGGAGAGGTAATGCCACTTGCCGTGCTCGTGATGCGCCGATCGGCCGCCCTTGCTCTTCATGGGCGGCTCGGGGATGTCATGCACCGCCGCCGCGTATGACGCGTAGAACCCAAGCTCCAGGCAGATGCGGTCCGCCTCATCGTAAGGATCGTTGACATAGCCGGTGGCCCTGAGGAATCCATAGTCCACTGGCACCTGCCGCTGCGCGTCGTTCATCACCAGGCGGCCGTACAGCCACAGGGCGCGCTTGACCGCTTCCGGGACCGTGCGCTGGAATCGGTTGAGCGCTTCGATCAGCTCCTCCGGGCTCCGTATGCGCTTGGTTATCATGTGCGCACCACCTTTAGCGCCGCCTTCCCCGTCGGGGTGTTGATGACATCGACGGACCTCACGGGCCGCACGGTTCCATCAGGGAGCGTCACGCGGTCGTAAGGCTTTACTGCCGCGTCCGGACTGACGTAGATCGTCACGTTCGCCGCCAGCTCGTTCCCGTCCGGTCCTAACGTGTTCTCCTTGGATTGTTCGATGTGGCACGCCACCGGTGCTCCCATGCCGTACACCGGGGAACCACGAGACCCATATGATGAAAGAGGCAATATGGTCACACTATAGCTGAACCATCTTGCGATGTTGTACGGAGCGGTCATCGGCGCCTCCACGATTGTCCTGGTTCGGACTCAATGCGGCCAGTCATCAGACCATCCCTCCGAGGTCGGTCATCCATCTGTCAAGCGCACCCATCGGCCCGAGGTCCAGTTTCTTGATCGCTCTCACCATCGGACGTCTGATGCTTGTATACTCGTTCTCGGGCCGATCGAGCGCCAACGCGAAGCCATTGAGATCGATCGGATTGGTGTGCGCCAGGGCTTGCTCGATGTTCAGGTTCGATAGGAGCTTCAAGCGGTCCTTGACTATGACGCTGTGCAGCTCCTGCCCCGCCGCTATATTTACGGTCGCGGCGCCGTCGAACACCCAACGGGCCGTTTCCGGTATGATGGTCCCTGCAGAGGAATCGAGGGAGGCGGTGGTGATGGTTCCTTCGCCGCATTGAAGGATTCCACGAGCGCCAACGGTTATCGAGGATGCGGTAAGATTATGACCGTTGAGGTCTAAAGTAAAAGTATATTCATTTGTACCAAGCACTATAATACTTAATGAATAGGGGTTTATATCATCGTTAATAGACCAACTAAGATATTTTGTTGGACCACCTGTAAATGTTGTTAATATGATATTGCTAGTTATACCACTTAAACTTTTAGTTATTGGGTTATTGTCATATAATATTATTTTAAAAGTACCCATACCAGATATACTTCCAGAATTTGTAAATGCACCACCAAAATAAGCAATACAAGATACTGTATAACCACTATTAATTATAATATTTCCTGTTGATTCTACAAATACTCCACAACCAGTTTCACCACTTGTAGCAAATGATGATTTTACCGTAAGTGTTCCATTTACTTTTAATACTCTAATAGAACCAGTTACACCCAATATTTCTGAATTTTCTCCAGTAAAGAATAAACTATAAGTTCCACTGGATAGTGTCCCACCAGTTTTTGTGAAAGAACCTTCACAATATATAAATTTAGATGAACCACCTGGTCCAGTAAATGTCCCGCCCGCCTGACTGAATCCCTGGATATACATATCCGAACTCTGAGTAATGACACCGGAATATCCGGCGGCGATGGTCAATACTCCAGTCGGCGTAGAATCGTTAGCATTGCAATTATTTACTGAAGTTGCATCGAATGTAGGGTCCTCTCCGGCTATTGGAGAATGACCTAATGACCAATTTGCATCATCGCTCCAATTTCCAGCCGCGGCAGCGATCCAGGTATTGGTTACGCCCATTGGTTCACCTTCTTAATAGGGCCGACTGGATGGCCTGCTTTTTCAGCCGCTGCCCTGTCCCTGGCGATGACCTCGGCCACCTTCGCCGGATCGGGCGGGACCGGGACTATCCATCCGAGGGAGTTATCGAGCGTCCGCACGCCCTCGTCGATCTTTTTCCTGCGCTTTTCCTCCGGGTCGCCTTCGATGGCGTGTTCATCAGTATCGAACGCTTCCTGCGCCCTCTTGCGCTCGTCCCTCAGGATGCCCTTCCACCGCTCGTCGGCCTCCTTCTCCAGCTCGTCGTAGTATTTGCCTATATCGCGCTTGAGCCGGTCCTGTTTCTGTTTGCTGGGCTTGCTCGCCTTCGCCTTGCTCATATCGTCCGCGAGCTGGTCCTTCAGGGCCTTGGCTGGGTGGTCTGACATCTCATCTCCCCCTGATCAGCGCGAACAGCGCGATCGCATCGGCCGCGATGGTGAGGACCACTACCGCCCATGCGGTCCGCGGCCCCCACGCGCCCTTGCGCTCCTCTTTCTCTTTCTCCAGCACATCCAGTCGGTGGGCGTGGTCCTGGCACCTCGGCGATGGGCATTGTATGGCGTCCACCTTGCGCTCCAGGACCTCCTGCCTCTGCATCATCGCGTCCTGCTTGGTGGCCACTTCGATGAGTATCTCCCTCACCTCCATCCCCTGGTATGAATCGCCGAAGCCCAATCTCTC